CGGCGGTTTTCTCATTATACCCATCCCCCCCCGCAAAATTTCGCCCCAATTCTTTTGGAAATGTTTGGAAACCCGCTAAACGGTTTTCCCGTATTCCCCCGTTATGGTAAATTAGGTTACAAGGTTGCGGGTTTTCCTTTAATTATCTCCGTTTATCGCATCGAGTTCTAATTGTTATTGGGTGGTGAAAGAAATGCCGGTAAGTAGTATCCAAAAGAAGGCGCAACAAAAAGATCCCCAACGACGACCACGTGATGCGTCCGGTCGTTTCATGGCCAGGGAGGTTACGCGGGAGGAAAAAAGAATTTTGGAACGGGCAGAAGCTCGAAAGTTAGCCCGGTACCACCTCCCTACAGCCATTCGTATCATGGCAGATATTATGATAGACGGCGGTGTTCGCCCAGACATTCGTCTCGATGCTGCAAAAGCGCTTGCGGATCGCGCTGAAGGTCGCCCCAGGGCCATGACGGTTGATGTCGAGGGCCCGGCGCTGCGGATTCAGGTCGGGGGCCCAGCAAAAAAACCAAAAAAGCAGGGATAATTCCCAGGGATATTTTACCATCCCTGACAGGTATTAGGGGAAAAATGCCAAAAACATTGGAGGTTTGTTAATGAAGTATCGTAAAAAGCCGGTAATTGTTGAGGCAGTTCAGTGGACTGGTTCTAATGTAGAAGAAATAGAGCCCCTTACTGGGTGCTCTCCCTCTATGAGAAAGTTTAAGGTTCTTCCTGATGGGCTTCTTATGATTAGGACGTTAGAAGGCGACATGATAGCGTCTAAGGGCGACTATATTATCAAAGGGATTCAGGGGGAATTTTACCCTTGCAAACCGGATATTTTTGAGGCTATCTATGAGGCGGTTGTGTGAACATCCCAGATAAGTTGATAATAAGGGTCTTGCTTTAACAGCATGGCGTCTAAGATAGGCGCCATCGGACATCGGGGGTAACCCGGTGGCATGGTGGGGGAAACCCTGCCATGCTGAGAATCCCGGCGCCACCTGTGGAGACATACTTCTGTTTTAACCAGGCTTGCGCCAGACAAACTCAAGGGGGCTTAAATTGCCCCAGCACGCTACGACGTGTGGGAACCTTGGGAGCCTGGTTAAGTTTATATCAGCACGGCTCCTTTTATCGTGGTTATTACTTTTTCTTGATTGTCGCTTCTTTAAACTCGGATTGATTGCTTGTACTATCCTTTACTTATAGCTTTTAAGTGTAATCTGTACGGCGAATTAATTACGGATAAATTACGGGGTGATTACAGTATTTACACCTCCCAAAGGCTTCAACTGGCACTGGTTTCAATGTGATCACTGTGGAGAGTTATACATAGTAATTCTTTTTAACAAAGACCAGGATGTTTCCTGTCCCTACTGCCATGAATTTTCAGAACAGATGTATGGTGGCGAAGTGCATTTTGGCTTGAGGGTGGTTAAATGAGTCAAGAGGAAAGGGTCTGGATAGCGACAGACAAGCAGTCGGAGTTTTTAAACGCTGAAGAAGATGAAGTTCTATTCGGAGGAAGTGTAGGGGGAGGAAAGCTGTTAGACGTTAACACTCCCATTCCTACGCCGGAAGGGTTTAAGCTACTTTCCGACATACACCCAGGCGACCTTGTTTTTGGGCTTGATGGCAGGGTTCATGTAGTATTGTTTGAATCTGACATTGTTGTTGCTAATGCCTGGAGGCTGTTTTTTGATGATGGGTCAGAGATTATTGCGCATGATGACCATTTGTGGTTGACCTATACTTACAAAGAAAGGGATCAACTAACAAAAAGAACTCCGGAATATAGGGCCTGGAGGCGCAAAAACAGAAAAAGCAGGGTAAGTGGCAATAAAAGCAAGAAGTTTACAGAATCGCTAGTTAAACGAAATAAGGCCAGGGTTGGAGAAGGTGTACTACCTCCCCCGACTGGCAAAATAAGAACAACCAGTGAAATTGTTGACACTCTTACTGTAAGGCATGGTATTACCAACCATGCCATTCCTGTTACCAAGGCGCTTGACCTTCCCGAAAAGGACTTACTGATAGATCCTTACTTGCTGGGCCTTTGGCTTGGGGATGGGCATAGCGATGCTGGTAGTATAACAACTATGGATGAAGAAGTTGTTAAGGCCGTTAGCATGTTTTATGAAATTAGCAATGTAACTAGTGGCAATTCTGGGAAAGCGAACACGTACTCATTTAAGGGCTTGGTAACCGATCTTCGCTCCCTTGGTGTACTAAACAATAAGCATGTTCCGGAAGACTATTTGTGGGGCTCTCCTGCCCAAAGGTTGGCATTACTTCAAGGGTTAATGGATAGCGACGGATCGGTTTGTAATGGAAGTGCTGAATTTACAAGCACTATTCCTGTATTAGCAGAAGCGGTTGCCCATCTATTGCGGTCTTTTGGGAACAAAGCTACCGTTACAGAAAAAGATGCCCGGCTATATGACAAATATTGCGGGAAGAGGTATGTTGTAAAGTGTAGGCCAAATTTAAGAGTATTCCGTCTTTCCCGCAAAGCAGACAAACAAAAACTTTCTACCCGCATGACAACTAGATTTCACTATATTGTTGGTGCAGAAAGAACAGGTTTTATAACAATGAAATGTATCAGAGTATCTGCTAAAGATAATTTATTTCTAGCTGGGAAAAGCATGGTCCCGACACATAACACTCAGGCACTCTTAATTCTTTGTGCTATGCGCTGCATGCAAGTTCCCGGTGCTCACGTGTTATTTTTAAGACGGACTTTCCCCGAGCTAGAGATGTCTGCCATTAAGGTTTCCCATGAATTGCTAGCCGGGACTGGTCCTAAGTACGATGGGGGGAAACACAGATGGGAGTTTCCCCACAAGGGATCCCCTGATTCAGTTCTTCAGTTTGGGTATTTAGAAAAAGACAATGATGTATTTAGATACTATTCTGCCGAATTTGATTTAATCTGTTTTGATGAATTAACACAATTTACTAAGCACCAATATATTTACATGTTAGCCCGGTGCAGGACTTCTAAACAAGGAGTCCAACCACTAATTAGATCTGCTTCCAACCCCGGCGGTGTTGGCATGGCCTGGGTTAAAAAAAGGTTTATTGATGCCTGTAAAGGTGGGAAGGTTTATAAAGATCCCGGGACGGGGATGACAAGAAAATTTATCCCCGCTAAACTAACGGATAACCCGCATTTACTTAAAGCCGATCCAATGTACGTTCAAAGACTAAACCAACTACCGGAACATCTTAGAAAAATGCTTCTAGAGGGTTCCTGGGAGACTACATCCGGTTTAGCGTTCCCGGAGTTTTCGTATGATATCCATGTTTGTGAAACCTTCGCCCCCGAAAGATGGTGGAAAAGATGGCTTGCCAACGACCCCGGGTACACCGATCCATTTGTCTGGTATTCGTTTGCAGTTGGCCCTGATGGGAAAGTTTATGTTTATAGAGAAATTACCAGAGGACCAAAGGATCCGAAACTAACCTATTCAGAACAGGCAAAATTAGTAGTAGATCTATCTTACACAAAAGATCCCGAAACCGGAGAGATGGTAGCCGATGAATATGAATTTAAGGTAACTGGCAGAGACGCATTTTCAAAAAATCCCGAGACAGGGAAATGCATGGTTGACTATTACCATGAAGGCGGGCTATACGGATTTTTGGAACCTCCCAGGGGCGATAAGACGGATCGAAGGTTCAGAAAGGCAGTTTTACATGAATATTTAAGACCGTACAAAAATCAGGAGGGGAAATTGACTGCCAAGCTCCAGATCATGGACTGCTGTGAAAAATTAATCGAAACACTCCCTGTTTTAATGGAGGATGAGAGGGATCCCGAAAGGGTGGCAATCAGCGCGGCGGATCACTATTATGACGCTTTAGGCTATGGTCTTATAAAATGGCATAGCGTTATCTCTCCTGCTCCACAAGAAGGAGTAGGCACCATTGCTCAAATCAAAAACGACCTAGCAAAAAGGGTAAGAAAACAAAGACGGAGGCGGTACTGGTGATTTACAAGGTCGGTTATGGCAAGAAAACCGTTGAAAACAATATCCGGGTTTTAATGAAGCAAGACTCTTTAGACTACGCGACTGCTAGAAAGTCTGCTCTAATGGTGGCCAGAAGTGTTTTTAGAAAGAAACATCCGGGCAGAGATTACCCGGCATACCTGGAGGAATAACTATGCCATTAGCTAGTGGATATTCTTTGCAAACCATTAAGAAGAACATTAGGGAAATGGTTAGAAACGGCCATGAGAAGAACCAGGCCGTAGCCGCTTCTTATGACAATGCTAGAAAAGAGTTTAAGAGACAACATCCCGGTAAGAAATTACCTAAACACCTGGAGGGATAAGAATGCCCGAAATTACCCCATCTCCTATCTACGCATTTTGCGAAACATATTTATGCAAAAACAGGTCAAGGTATAGGATAACCAAACCTGACGGGCCGTTAAGGCTGGGGATGAATCTATGCGAAGAATGTGCCAAGAAAATTATTCTATCTGGGTTAGAGTTATTCCCGGAGCTAATTCCAGAAAAAGAACCCCAAAAAGAAGAGAAAAAGACTAAACCAGAGAAAAAACCAACAAGTAAGCAGGATCTTCTAAGGGGGCGTGCTAAGTGAGCCCATATTTATTTATAGGGTTAATTCTGATCGTGTTTGGTATTCGCGAATGGATCTCTATCAGGCATGAGAAGGAAAGAAAGGAACTGTACGATCGTATCATGTCGGCAGACTTGGAAGAATTTAAAACAAATCAAGACATAAACCCACCCAAAGGCGGCGGGTTTTTAAGAAAAGCAACTAGGGAACATGAGAAATATGTAAAGAAACTTCGGGGGGAGGAATAATAAATGTTTAACCTGGCGCGGAGAAGGCGTTTTGTTCCTCAAACGCAAGACGAATTTATTAAATATGTTAATGACGAACATAAGCGCCGCCAAGATGAGCGCCGGGGCTTTGAATTGCAGTGGCGATTGAATATGGCCTTTATCGAAGGCAACCAGTTTTTAGATATTAACCCGGTGAAATTAACACTGGAGGAAATGCCGGAATTATATAGCGGACAAGAAAGGGAATCGTTTAATCAAATAGCACCAATCATAGAAACAAGATATTCCCGGTTATCTAGAATCAGCCCTATTCTTAAATGTAGGCCGGCTACCAATGAGCAAAAAGACATTCATGCGGCGAAGGTTGGGAGCCACTTATTAAGAAACATAATTTACGAACAAGGAATAATAAAGCTATTAACTGAGTGTTTTGCCTGGATGGAATCCTGCGGGACAGTTATGACTAAAAACGGCTGGGATCCTTCTAAGGGGCAAATTATCGGGCAATTTACCGACATTATAATGAACAACGATGAAGTGTCTTTTAACGATCAAACCATTAAAGAAGGGGAGTTAGACGTAACGGTCTGCCCTCCTCAAGAAATATTCCCCGATTCTTCATACAGACAGGGGATCACACAATGTAAAAGCATTATTCACGCTAAAGCCTATCACGTTGACGAAGTAGACGAAATTTGGAATGTAGAAGTCGATCCGGAAGAGGTTAACGTATTACAATTGCAGCGATCTATGATGGGGGTTAGCGGCTTAGGATATGGGTTGGGCAATTTTATGTTTGGCAATGTCAAGATGGAGGAATTCGCCCTGGTTAAAGAATTATGGCAGCTTCCATCCCGGCATTTTCCGGAAGGGCTATTAGTAATAGTCTGTTCGGATAAATTACTCCACCACGGACCATTACCCTACAATATCGGCGATGATGGAAACGTGGCGTTACCATTTGCTAAACTCGATTGCATTGAACGTCCGGGAGTGTTTTGGGGGAAATCCGTAGTAGAAAGATTAATTCCCTTACAGCGAAGATATAATGCGTTAAGAAACAGAAAGGCTGAATATTTAAACCGCGTAGTATTTGGAGGTTTATGGGTAGAAGAGGGCTCTATAGATATGGACGACTTAGAGGAACACGGAAATGAACCTGGGTATATCGGGCAAGTTAAACGGGGATATAAGTATCCCCAAGAAAGACAGTTTGCTACGTTGCCAGAGGCTTATAGCACTGAGGAGTTTAGCTTGCTTCAAGAATTTAATATGTTAGCCGGGACCTCGGACCTAAGTAGGATTTCTAAAGCCCCTCCGGGGATTAAGTCTGGAAAGGCTATCAGTTTATCTCTAGAACAAGACGATGCCCGACAACACTCAACTGCTATAAACCTAGAACACTTTTTAATAGAAAATGGGAAACAGTGGTTAAGACTGACCAGACAATTTAAGAAGATTCCTTCTGTTCTTAGATCTATAGGGTCAGACAACTTGGTGGAGTTAATAGACTGGACCGGGGCTAGTTTAGAGACTGCTGATGATGTGGTCTTAGACGCCTTGGCACCTATGCTGGAATCTCCGATACAAAGACGTCAAATGGTTTTTGACTTGCTAGGGGCTGGTTTACTAATAGATCCGGCTACCGGTAGAATTGAAAAAGATATGAGAAACAAAATATTTGAGATGCTGCAACTTGGCAATTGGGAATCAGCAGCCTCCGATGATCAATTACAAATATCCAAAGCCAAAAGAGAAAACCTTATGCTTAAATCTGGTCAGTTACCTATGCCGGTAGTTTACGATGACCACGTATTGCATATTCAGCAGCATAACAGAGAAAGGCTAACTGCCGAATATGAGGCTCTAATTGCGGAGAACCCCATGATAGATATGTTAATTAGGCATCATGTGGATCAACACTTGCTAATGATGGCCCAATCAATGACTCCAATGTCTACGGGAATGCCAATGGAAGCGCCGGCAAATGTTGGCGCACCCATTGGACCGGAGGGTGTTTCATCTGGGCATACAGGGGGTGAGCAACAGATAGGCCCCAGGCAAGCGATCCCTTGATCATATAAAAGCGATAACACAATATAGCATGTCGCGAAAGCGGGAACATGCGTTTTGTATTGTGCCGCTAAGGAGGAAATCAAATGTTTAAATCACCAATAGGGAATATCTGCTATCGTTTCTCTGGCGGTGGAGGAGAACCTACGGGCCCCCCACTAGCAGAGGACCAGCCGGCGGAAGGGACAACTCCACAGGAGCCCCTATATGCAAACAAATTCAGCGATCCGCGAGAATTGGAAAAGGCGTATATTACGTTGGAAGAAAAGCTGGGTGTTCAGGGTCAAGAGTTAGGTGCTTTGCGCCAGCAAGCGCAACAATTACAGCAACTACCACAGATAATAGAACAACGTGTTCAAAGCGCTATGGAAGCACAGGCGCAGAAATTACAACAACAACCGTTAACTCCAGAACAAAAACGGGAAATAAATGAAGAACTATTGGATCAATTCAATGAAGACCCTTCGGGGTTTTTAGAGAATTGGCGCAAAGACATATTTACTGAAGTCCAGGGAGAACTCAAGAAACAATATGAGCCCCTGGAGCAGAAAGTCCAGCACTATGACCAGATGGCCCGGTGGAATCAACAGGTCCAACAGGTTATGGCGAAATATCCTGATTACGCGCAAATGGTTCCTGCTATGCAACAAGTTATAGAGATGCACGGGAATAGTTTAATTAATGCTCCAAATGGAGTTGAAATGGCTTACCTGATGGCCAAAGGGATGAACCAGCCAGAGAACTTGTTACAGGACCAAACTATACGACAGCAGATAATGAGTAACCAAGAGATCCGAAATGAAATAATAGCCGATTACATGAAACAAGTACGAGAAGGAAATGCCCCTCCCGTTGTAATCGGTGGGCAACCGGCAGGAGCTTCTCCCACCGGGGCGCCAACGGAAATTAAGACAGCTAGAGATGCTAGCAAAGCGTCTCTATCTATTTTCCAAAAATTTCTGGGAGGGGGATAAACAAGGAGGAAAGTTAAATGGCTGACTTAACAATACAAGCTGTATCTGAAGCTCTAAAACTTAACTACTTAGAGGCGTTTAGATATCAGCTTAACGATGAAGCCTCTCGGTTTCTAGCCGAAATTGAGAGAGGTTCGGAAGGTGTTGTAGGTAGAGAGATTGTTATGGCTTTAAGATATGGGCGCTCTGGCGGGATTGGGATGAGGGCTGATGATGGAATCTTGCCGACTCCCAATGCCCGTAAAACCAAGCAGGCAAAGTGGGAGACTAAGAACATCTTTGCCCGGTTTAATATTACTGAAAAAGTAATAGAAGCGTCTAAGAATAATATAGGAGCCTTCGCCAATTTGCTTGAACAGACGATGGACGATCTGCAAAGGGATGCCAAGCTGGATTTGTCTAGGCAAGCACTGTGTGATGGAACTGGCGTGCTGGCAACAGTAACAGCAGATGAANCAACTGCGGGGACAATAAAGGTTGATTCTACTATGTACTTGGCTGAAGGAATGATCGTTGATATCCTAAAGTCCGATGGTGCTCAACGGGATGCAGCCGTAGAACAAGTAGAAGTAACCGCCATAGTCTCAGATACCGAGTTTACATTTGCTTCAGGTGGAACGGCAAAGGCCAAAAACACGGACGTGGTTGCAGTTTCCGGTTCTTATGGTAAAGAGCTAACCGGCCTAGATGCCGTAGTTTCAGAAGACACCACGCTTTACGGCGTTGACCGTGGCGCTAACAAGTGGCTAAATGGGCGGTTAAAGGATATCGGTGGAGAACTAACAGAAGCGGATATCCAATGGGCCATTGACGAAGTGCAGCGTACTTCCGGATCGGATATTAACTTCCTGATGTGTTCCTATGGGGTCAGGAGGGCTTATCTGGAGAGGCTGGAAGCGACTAAGCAACACGTCAACACTGTTGAGCTTAAAGGCGGCTTTAAGACACTAGCTTATGTAGGTGGGGATCAGCCTATCCCCATCGTAGCTGATAAGTACATTAAGCCCGGACGGTTGTACTGCCTGGACTTAAAAGACTGGAAGATGTATGAAATGGCCGACTGGAACTGGTTGGACAGAGATGGAGCGATACTAACCAGGGTAGCTAACAAGGCTATGTGGGAAGCCACGCTCTACAAATTCGCAGACATCGGCTGCCAAAGACCCAAAGGACAGGTTCTCCTTCACGGCATTAACGAACGATAGTTGTGGGGGGGCTTAGGCCCCCCTCTCATTAAGGCTTTTAGCCGAACATACTGGAGGTATCCATTATGGCTGCTAACAATGTGATAACGACCACCATAAAAAACAGAATGAAGTTAGGCAATGCGCGGATGAACGTGGTGGACATTGAGTTTGACGAAGTGAAGTATGCCACCGGAGGGATCTCCATCTCTGCCGCTAAGTTTGGTTTGGGGGCAGTATTCATGGTTCACCCGGCGCCGTCGGGGGGCTATGTCTACGAATACGATCACGGCAACCGAAAGCTGAAGGTATTCGAGGCGGGCGCAAACGGATTAGCTGAAGTTGCTGCATATACAAGCGGTAATGGGATAGATGCGTCTATCCGTTGTATTGCCATCGGGGTATAAGGGGAGGGAACTCCCCTTTTTTCTTTTATAAGGAGGGGTCTGAATGGTTAAAAAAGGCGGGGTTCAGGTCGTTCATAAAGCGGCCACCTCTAGCAGTGATTACAAGACTAATATAGGACCGTTTACGGCTTTAATAGTTCATCACGAAATAAGCGGTGGGAGTGGGCGGGTAGAAGTAAGCATGGCCCCGGAACAAGACGGAACATATATTGCTCACCACGGTTACGGAATAGATTTGCCGGCAACCGATAAATCGACAAGTTATAGCTGCGTGTTCTTAGGATTAATGAACTGGGTAAACGTGAAACTGGTTCGTACTTCCGGCACCCATACTGTAACCATACAACCGTTGATGCAGTAGGTGGAGTTATGCAAAACTCAAAGATTTATGATCGCCTAATAGGTAAGCCACATTTAATTCCAATGGAGACAAATGTTTATCATATACCGGAAAGGCTAAAACAGTACGATCCCAGGTTGTTTGTGGTGTTTAATGTTAAAAAACAGTGGTTCGAATTACATTCGCTGGCTAATAAAGGAAACAGTTTTTCCCTATGTATTCCCTATTCAGAATTAGATGCGCGAGCGATCTATTTAGCTAAAAGAAATAATATTCACATTCACGGCAAGAAGCTGTTTAGGGAAATAGATGAACATAACGAACAGGTAGAAAGAGCTATTAAGAGACACAAGAAAAACGAGCGTGAGGCTATGGCCAAGGATATGCGGCCATTGATTAAAAAACTGGCGGAGGTGTGAACATGGACGGATTAGAAATTAAGGCTACTGTAGAAGGGCGGCTACCCCAGGGGGCAATAATAGATAATGCTCAGGTAGTCTCCTGGATAAACGGGGCGCTACCCATGATCTGCAATGTTTACCCGCCGGTTAAAAGTGTTGTCATGGTTGAAGGGGATTTACCGGAGGATTATCTATTGGTTGCCGAGGTTAGGGATAGTTGCAATGAACGATATCTAAAATATAGCGTAACTCCGGATAATAAAATCCTGTTTGAAAATACAGGTGAATATACCGTTAAGTATTATCATAGGCCGGCCTTGCTTGAAAAAATAACCGAAACCCCTGATGTTGCAGTAGTTTTTCACATGCCCATAGTTGAATATTGTCTTTCAAAGTTTTGGGAAACAGAATCCGAAGGAGCAGACATGGGAGCAGTAAATATGGCAAGAATTCACGAGGAACGATTTCTTAATATGATAACTATTACAGCGGAAACGTTGAAAAAAGGAATAAGAGTAACTAGGCGCATTAAGGCAAAGCCGTGGGTGGGGGGTAGGAAGTATTGAGACGATATCCCACATTCACAAACTTTTCGGGGGGGCTAAGTGAAGCTGCTCCAGATGATATGCAGGACAATGAACTGATGGAGGCAAAGAATGCCGCTCCAGACATCGAGAGAGGTTCGTTGTCTAAGTGTAAAGGAACAATAAGAATGAACGATGCCGCCTATTCGGAAGGACCGGTTAGTAAAATTGTTGAGTTTGGTAGGGAAGATGGAACGGTTGAATATTTGGCGTTTCACGAAAACACCGTTAGGACCTGGAACACTAACAAGAAAGCGGCAGAAATAGGCTGGGGCAATAATGGAACGGTTAAGGTTATGGCCTATGATTCAATCGAGGAAATTTCGGTTGATGTCAATACAAATACAGACGAAGTGCGGAAATTAGAAGCGGTTCACGAAGAAAATAAAATTATTATTAGGTTAGCTACGGAGGGGGAAGACCTTCCTGTTGCTGATATAGGCGATGGACTTTTAACTATAAAGGAGAAAGATCCTGGAGAAACAGGCGAAGGCTATTCCGTAGAGGTAAAACATTGGGAAGAAGAAGACAATGGGGATAACGGGGACAATGGAGATAACGGAGAAGATTCTATAGAAAAAGACCTATTAGTTGAACTCGATGATAAAAAATTAGTTATTACCCTAGGAACAGACGATCAGGGGGACTTAGATAATTCAAAAAACAATGTTGAAGTAATAGCCGAAGAGATAAATAAACTCGAGGATGTTTTTGCTGTAGTAAACAGTAGGGGAGCACTAACAGAAGAAGAGGGCCCGGTTGAACTCAAAAAATGGATAGCCAAAGCCGTAATTGGTGATGGCAAGGTTACTATTACCGCTAATGATGCCGGCACTGAAGGGAACAAATATTTGGTAGAAGTAGAGATAGCCGATGGCAAAAACAAGGCATTGTCGGTTGAGTTAACCGGAGACGAAGAAGATCCAACAACAATAAGAATACTGCTTGGAACATTATCTTCCGGGGCAGTATCGGCCAAAAAAAATACTGCTGCCAAAGTAGTAGCTGCGATTAACAAGATTGCCGATAAACCATTTACAGCCAGTGCTACCGGTAGCGGTTCCCTAAATGCGGCAGAAGTAGTAAGTTTTGGTGGTGGTAGAAACAGGCTTGACGATGATGCTAACAAGGCGATTAATGTGGCGGTGGCTATACGAGATTGTTCCAAAACGGTTACTGCTACTTACAAAGGCACAGGGGAAGATCCGATAACTACAAAAGACGAGGATGTATTTCTTTCGCCAGTGCCCGAAATAATAAAAGGTGATTTGCCTGGTCCCCCGACAGGGTATAACGTATATAAAAATGCCCTCTTTTGGTTAGATGGAGAAAGTTTTTGGAAATATGATGGGGGCTACATCGAGGAAATTGAAAAACACGAAGACGGCAGCGAAACCCTTTGGCCCGTTATTAAAAAGTGCCACTTTCTTGAGCAACGGGGACAAAGACATTTTTTTGCTAAGCCCGATTCAAGTGTTCTTTACTATTCTGAAATAGAAGAGCCTAACCATATAAAAACGGATAACAGGATTACCGCCGTAACCGATGATTCGGACTTAATTACCGGGCTAAAGGAATTTGGTGGGGCTTTGCTAGTGTTCAAAAAAAGGGCCATTTACGCCTGGTATGGCTGGGATCCCGATCCTATCGAGGGGGACGTAAGGNTTGACAAGTTAGATGTTCACCGGGGTGCTATTAGCCAATGGACGATAGAACGAGCAGAAAGTTTTTTAATTTATATGGCCGATGATGGAGTGTATAGTCTACATACCCCCTACCCCAACCAACTAGCCACAAGATCTATTTCCGATGGGAAAATAGGCAAAAGAATTAGAGAAGCGCTACACAAAGAAAAAGCCTGCGCCAAGTATTTCGACAAGGCTTACAGGTTATCAATTTGCACAGAGGGCGAAACAAATAATGTAGAATATCGTTACTACCCAATGACCAATGCCTGGTATGGCCCGTTTACCCACCCGGTGGGCCACTATATGGAAAGTATTGGCGGCGACCTGTATTCTGCCCATCCCGAAAAAGGATTAATTTTTAAACATGAACAGGGATATTGTTACGATGGAGAACCAATTCATTTCAAAGTAGTAACCAAGCCAATAGATATTTTAAAAGGAATGATATTAAAGTCCAGGATTACAAGGGCCTATTTTGCTTTTAGACAATTTCTTGATTTAGAAGAAACGAGCATAAATACGGTTGCACTAAAAGTTGATTACCAAAGATATCGGGCTGTTACCAAAATACTAGATACCGACGAAGCATTTATATTTGGTAAAGCGGTGTTTGGTGCTACTATTATGGGCTGGCCGGCAGATTTAGTAATAAAAGAATTCCGCACATGGATGAAAGGAAGAAGGGTCCAGGTTATTGTAGAAAACGAACGGGAGCATGAACCGGTTACCCTATACGGGTTTGCCCTTGGAGTTACGCCGATTACTCTCGAAGGAACAAAGTTTAGGGTGGGGGAGGTATAAATATGCCCAAAGTTCATTTACCCCACACTTATAAAGATGGGGATTATGGAATAGCAGAGAAGTTTATGGCGAATTTAAATGCCATCGTTGAAGTTCTCAATGCTTTAGATAGTGAAAACTTTGAATTAGACAGCATAACCGATGAAATAATAGGGGAGCGGACCATAGATGACAGCAAGGCCCCTACGGGAGATACCGGGCTAACGGAGCAATTATTAGGATATATAGCCAACCGGCTTAAAACTATTACCGGGATGCCCTCCTGGAAAGATGACCCCGAAAAGGTAATGTCCACCCACGATTACACCGATGAAGAAAAGGTTAAGCTAGCCGGCATTGACGAAGGGGCCAACAAATACATTCACCCTCTTACCCACCCGGCAAGCATGATTGTGGAAGAACCGGATCGGATGTTTGCCAGTGCAGAGGAAAAAGAATTTTGGAATAAGGGGCAAGGGCCACCAGGGGAAATCCCCAAACATAGATGGGTTGGGGCCACACAGATACAGTTCGAGGGGCCCGGCGGGAGTTGGGGGGAGGTCGTAAACCTAAACCCCCAAACAGTTATTTTTAAACAAGAACAGTTTGAAGCAACCGGAGAGCCGGGTGAAACGTTTACCTTGACCAAAGGTGCATACAGGCCGGGGTCAAATGAATTAACCTGGTATCTTTACGGGCAAAAACAACCAAATGAGGCTATAGAAGAAATAACCCCCCTAAAGTTTGCAATCAAAGGCGGTTTGCCAGCAGGGGCACATGTTCTTGTTGAGTGGATAGAATACATGAACCTGGCCCTGGAGGATGGGAGGAGCATTGAATATCACTGGGACGGCACGAGACTTGGAGTAAGGCTTGAAGGCGAAGAAGAGTATCACTACACCGACCTTAAAGGCGAACAGGGGCCAAAAGGGGATACTGGAGAGCAGGGTCCTATTGGTGAAAAGGGGAACAAAGGGGACCAGGGCGATATTGGCCCCCAGGGACCACCTGGGAAACCGCTTGAGTTCTCTTGGGATGGCACAGAGCTTGGAGTAAGGGTGCAGGGAGACCCATCATACCAGTATGTTAACCTAAAAGGCGACAAGGGCGATACGGGACAAACAGGCGCCAAAGGAGATACGGGCGAACAAGGGGATTCCCTCGAATTTTCCTGGAGCGACACTAGCCTTGGTGTTAGGGTTAAAGGACAATCGGCCTATCAGTATGTTGATTTAAAGGGTAATAAAGGTGATAAAGGAGACACCGGAAAAAGCATAGAATTCACATGGGATGACACTGAGTTAGGTGTCCGCGTTGAGGGGCAAACAGCCTACCAGTATGTTGACTTACGGGGTCCGCAGGGGCTACAAGGTGAAAAGGGGCCAAAAGGGGATACTGGAGAGCGAGGTCCAAAGGGAGAGCAGGGGATGCAAGGGCCACCAGGTGAACAAGGCATACAGGGGGAAACTGGTAAATCTTTAGAGTTTAACTGGAACGGGACCAAGCTAGGGGTTAGACAGGAAGGCGAAACCCAGTATGTTGAAACGGACCTGGAAGGGCCACAAGGGGATTCCCTTGAATTTCACTGGAACGGCACAGAATTAGGCATAAGGATAAAAGGACAAGGCGATTATCAATATGTTGACCTAAAGGGAGATACCGGGGCCGCCGGCGAAGGTAGCGGCGACATGCACACTAGCGTTTATGATATAGATGAAGATGGCATAGTGGACAATGCGGCTAAAGTAAACGGCCATACGGTGGAAAGCGATGTTCCGGCTGGTGCCGTATTTACTGACAATGATACATGGAAAGCCAATACTAAAGACAGTGAAGGCTATGTAGCTAAAGGTTCCGGGCAAAATAGCAAGGTTTGGAAAACTGATAGTCAAGGAGTTCCTGCCTGGCGGGACGATGCGGATACGGTAACAGAAGTGGTGGATGATCTTTCTTCTACGGATGCGGATAAAGCATTGTCTGCCAAGCAGGGGAAGGTTTTAAATGATGCCATGGTTACACATAAGGCCGAAAATGCTCCCCACCAATACGGCGGTAGGTTTGAATGGCAATACAATGCGGTGAATGATTCCCTTGACTTGGTGGTGATTGACTGATGGACAGAACGGTAGCAAGAATCACCAAAAATAAGGAACTTGTGCTGGCCGGCGAGATCGTGGAAGGTGCGGAAGGCGTTAGCTTTAGTGCAGAAGGGGACTTAATGGTAGATGAGATTGTGGAGCGGGTGGACTACGCCCTTGAGTTTGATGATACGGGCTATTTAGACATCTCCCCCGCTGCCTTCTCCCTCGATCCTGACAACTTCACCATGCAGGTAAATGAGCGGGTGGTGTCTTTTCGGGGCGATGAAACCGCCACCATCGAAGACGGCAAAGTGGTGGTGGGGGGGAGGAATTTGGTGCGGAATGGTGATTTTAGGCAAGGAAGGGTGCCGTGGATACCTAGTAGAGATAATATATTAAGTCTCGATAATGTAAATAAAGTTATAGGTTTTCAATCAGCAAAGGTAACTGTATCCAACGCGATAGCACACATATGCTATCATTTTAATGATTACGAACAAAGCAATAAATATTATATAACCCTGTATATAAAAACCGATATAAGCGCAGGATATTGTTGGTTTTTTACATCAATGGGCGGTGTTTTAGTTGCCAATAGGGTGACTGTATTTAATGTTTCGAGCAATTATACTGAATGGAAAAGGCTATCTTTTATAGAGGACGAAGAATTTGACAGGCTAGTTTTAGGCAATTC